AACTCGAACGCGCTCGCCACGCATGTGGATTCCGCGATAGTGCTCCTGCAATTTTGGCAGCGCACGCTCTCGGCCGATGAAGTACTCGAACTCCACACCGAACCCTACGCTATGCTGCGGCCGCGCGTCTACCGGCGATACTTCGTGCCGGCGGCGGCGGGGGGTCTCCCCATCCCCATCGTGTACCAACGTCGTCGTCAGATGCAGGTGGCTTAGATGGACGGCTGGTTGCGCCAATCGACCGCCGTGACCCTCAAGATCGGCCCGTTTGTCGACTCGACGGATGGGAACACCGCCGAAACGGCGCTCACCATCTCGCAGGCCGACGTGCGCCTCTCGAAGAACGGCGCGGACATCGCGCAGAAGACCGAGGCGACATCCTGCACGCACGACGAGTTGGGCATGTACGACTGCCCCGTTGACGCGACGGACACCGGCACGCTCGGGCGGCTGGATCTGGTGGTGGCGGAGACCGGCGCGCTCGTCGTGCGGCACACCTACATGGTGGTGCCGGCGAACGTGTGGGATTCGCTGTTCGGGGCCGATGCGTTGCAGGTGGACGTCGCGCAGTGGCTCGGGACAGCCGCAGCGACGCCGACTGTAGCGGGCGTGCCCGAGGTGGATCTGACCCACGTCGCGGGGGCGACGACCAACGTCGCGGCGCTGGCGACCAATGTTGACGCGATCCTTACTGACACGGCCGACATGCAGCCGAAGCTCGGCACCCCGTCCGGTGTCAGCATCTCGGCGGACATTGCAGCCATCGAGGCCCAGACCGACGACATTGGGGCGGCGGGTGCGGGCTTGACCGCGCTTCCCCCCGTGGTAGTGGCCACTGGCGGTATCGGCTCCGGCGCGATCGCCGCGGCGGAGAAGAACTCACTCGCCGACGCCTTCCTGGACCGCAACATGGCGACGGGCACCGACTCCGGCACGGACTCGACCGTGTTCCGGACCGTCCGCCAGGCGCTCCGGACGCTTCGCAACAAGGACGCCATCGTCGCGGGCACGCGGACGGTCTACAAGGAGGACGACACCACCGCCTCCTGGACCGCGGCCGTGGCCACGACGGCCGGCGACCCCATCAGCTCCGTGGACCCGACGTGAGGAGGGGCACCCCATGATCGACGTGCCCGAGAGCGTGTGGTGGCGTCGCTGGCTCATCGCGCTGGGTCTCTGGATCGCGCGCTGCGCTGGCTGGGAGGACTACACCGACGTGCTCGTGCGGCACCTGCCGCCGGCCGACCTGCTCGAGGCCGCCATTCGCATCACCGCCCAGCTCGCCCGGCGCCCGGGCGCCTCGGGCGAGTTCAAGCGGCACGAGGCGCTGCGCGCCCTGCTCAACATGTTCCCGGACGCGCGGGAGCGCGACTGCGCGCTCGCCATCGAGCTGGCCATCCGATGATCCGCGTGGGCTCCCACTGGAGCTTCACGACGGGGCCCGCCCCCGCCGCCGTGGCCCAGACCAAGACGCCGCTGTACCTGATCTGGCCGAACACGGCCGACGGCGTGGAGCAGTTCACGATCCGCTTCGCCTGGCCGCGGTGGCTGACGCGCCCGCCGCGCGCCCCGCGACCCCAGGAGGCATGATGCACCTACGAGCGCTTGCCGCGATCCTCTTGCTGGGCCTGGCCCTGCTCACGCCCGCCGGTGCCCAGATCGTCGTGTCCCCGTCGTCCGTCCTCCCCGAGCTGACGATCACGACCGGGCCCCTTCTCCTCCCCGACGGCACGGCGACGGCGCCGAGTCTGGCGCGCGCCAGTCAGATAGGCACCGGGTTGTCGTTCGGTTCTGAACTCATCAATTTCAACCTGGGTCAAGGCACGCATTCCGCACGAATCACCTCGTCGGCGCTCATCCTCGCCAAAGACTACGCGCTCCGGTGGACCAACACGTCGAACGACGCGAATGCCACCGCGGACACCTACGTGTCCCGCTCCGCCGCCGGCCACGTCCAGGTCACGACGGACGGGACGACGCTGGGGACGCTGAGCACCAGCACGCTCTACGCCGAGGCCGGGAAGGTCACGGCCGGCTCGGGCACGGGCGTGACGGTCAATGAGACCGCGAACGTCCGCTCGGTGATCTACAAGGTCACCGTCCTCTCGACCAACTGCATCGCCGCCGCGACGACCTGTGACCTCACGATCGCCACGCTCCCCGCCAAGACGCTCCTGAAAGCGGTGATCGCGGATCTCACGACGGTCTATGCCTGCACCGCGGTCTGCACGAGCACGACGCTCTCGGGCACGCTCGGCACGAGCGCGGGCGGCACGCAACTGCTCGCCTCGATGGACCTCGACGCCGCCACCGCGCAGTTCGGCGATGCGGACGCGGAGCTGGGCGCCAGCCTGAACGCGGCCGCCCGGAGCGCCAACGGCGCGCTGTTCAACGGCGTCCTGATGTCCTGGTCGGGCACGACGACGGTCACCTACCGCATCACGAGCGGCACGGGGAACCTCGGCGACGGCGCGGCGACGAACCTGAGTCAGGGCACGATGGTCTTTTATCTGGTGACGGAGGTCTTCCCGTGATCGACCGCTGGCTGCTCCGCGCCGTCGCCGTCCTGGGACTCGTGGTCGGTGTCTACCTCGCCGCGCGTGAAGTGGCCGACTGGAACATCGACGGAAACCGACTCGTCAGCAATCACTATTGCTCTGAAGGCAACAACGCCAACGCAGGCTGGCGATGTAACGTTTAAGGGGATGATCGTGGAGTTCCTCAACTGACCGTGCGTGCGGTTCGGCTGGCGCTCGTCGTCGTCCTGGCCGCGGGCTGCGCCCAGCCGCCGGCGCCGGGCAGCCAGCGGCGACCTGCGGAGTGGACGCCCTACGATGCGCCGCTCCACGACCTGAATGTGCGCCTGTGCCGCGAGGCTGGCGGGCGCCTGGTCGTCGAGGGGCCCGTCGCGCGGTGCGAGCGGTGACGCCGCGCGCGGCCCTCCAGGCGGCGCTCGACTGGTGCGCGCAGTTCCGGTACGTGCCGGAGCGCGCCGAGTTCTGGGACACGGCGCGGGACCTCGAGCGGAACCTCGGCGCCGACTGCGACGGCTTCGCCGTGGCCTGCATCCAGCGGGCGCATGAGGCCGCGGACGAACCGAAGCCGACCTTCTATCTCATCGTCGGCCGGGTCCCGCAAGGCGGACATGCCTGGGTAGAGATGGAGGCCGCGCGCGAGCGGCTCTGGGCCGACCCGACACCCGAGTGGCCCAAGGAGATCCAGCCGCCGAGCTGGTGGGCGGGGCGGTCGCCGATGTACGCGTACCGCTTCGACGGCGTGATCTTCAGCGAGCGCTACGCCTACGAGGAGGTCCGGTAGCACCAAACGGACGCGATGGCCGAGTTCGACACAGGGCAAGACCTGCTGAGGCACTTCCTCCGGCGCGTCGGCCAGATTCTGCCCACGGCCACTGACGAGAGCACCGCAGACCGGCTCATCGACGGCAAGCTCTACCTGAACGAGGCCCACTGGTGGCTCTGCGCGCGCCGGCCGTACCGCTGGGCCCGCAAGAGTCCGCCCCAGCAGTTCGTCTCGATCGCCCAGGACGAGGTGACGGCCAGCGTGATCGCCGGCGCCACGGTGACCCTCTCGGCCACGCTCACGCCGTCCCGGGCCGGCCGGAAGTTCATGGTCGACAGCGACGGGCTGCCCCACCGGATCAGCGCCCACACGGCGGGGACCGACACCCTGACGCTCGTCACGGCCTACACGGGCGACGCCACGAGCGGGGCTGGCCGGATCTTCCAGGACGAGATCACGGTCGCGACCGACATCCTGGCCTGGCCCAGCATCATCGAGGTGCGGAACCGCTCGGAGCTCCTCCTCGTCTCCGAGGCCGAGTTGCGCCAGATCACCGCGGCCAACTCCCGGAGCGTGGACCGCAGGGTGCGCTACGGTGCCTTCATCACCGACAGCGTGCTCCGGATCGCGCCCTGGACCACGGCCGCGCGCCTCTTCGAGTGCGCCTACAACTACCGGGCGGACGCGCTCACCTTCGACGGGGTGGCCGGGACCGACACGCCGATCGTCCCGCGCACCTTCCGGCAGGCGATCGCGTGGCGGGCCGAGGTCAAGGTCGCGAACGACCGGCGGGACTTCGACCGGGCCAAAGTCGCCCAGGGCGAGTTGGACGAGATCCTGGCGTCCATGGACGCCGTGGAGATCGGCTTCCAGAAGTCCCGGCGCTTCGTCCCGCCCGGGCATCGCGTGAGCGGCTGATGTCCCTGGCCCCGATCACGCTCGCCGCGCGCGGGCTCACCGGCGAGAAAGACCCCTCCCGCCTCGAGACCGGGGACCTGATCCTCGCCTCGAACGTCGACTTCGCCGGCGGCAACCTCGCGCAGAAGGAGGGCGGCTCCACGAAGATCAACGCCGCGGCCCTCTCCGGGGCTCCGGCGATCATGAAGGGCCACGACTGGTGGCCGGCCTCCGCCACGCAGCGCCGCGTCGTGGCGACGGCGGACGGGACGCTCTACAAGGACGACATGACCGGCGCCTTCGCCACGACGCTCAAGAGCGGGCTCGGCGCCACGAAGCTGACCCAGATGATCGAGGGCGGCGCCGAGGACGCCGGCAACGACCCGAAGCTCTTCGTCGTCAACGGCAACGACGTCGTCCAGGTGCTCGCCGCCGACGGCGCCACGACGTCGAACCTCGCGAGCCCGCCGGCGGACTGGTCCGGCGCCAACCAGCCGAGCCTCATGTTCCCCTTCCGGAACGTGATGCTCGGAGCTGGCAACCTCAACTTCCCGAGTCAGGTCTACGCCTCGCTCGGGTCGGATCACGAGGACTACGTCTCGGCCGGCACCTGGACCCTCAACGTCTACCCCGGCAAGGGCCAGCGCCTCGTGGCGGGCCTGCTGGCGTTCGGCCGGGCCTGGCTCTGGAAGTACCCGGTCGGGATCTACTGGATCGAGGACAGCGCCAGCGCCGTGTCCGGGTGGTACGCCAAGGAGGCCTCGAACCAGTACGGGGCGGCGCCGACGCCGCACGCCGTCGCCCAGATCGACGAGGCGATCGTCGCCTTCCTCTCCCAGACCGGGAGCCTCGTGCTCATGCAGGAGTCCTCGGGGGCCCTCACCGGCGCGACCTTCACCGACCTCACGAAGGCGCTGAATCTCAGAGACTTCATGCGGAACACCTTCAACCTCGGGCGCCTCAACCGCGCCCAGATGCTCTGGTACGACGACAAGAAGCAACTCCACGTCGCCCTGGCCGCGCTCGGCTCGAGCGTCGAGGACCGCCGGCTGGTCGTGGACTTCAACGAGGAGCGCACGCGCGTCGAGGTCACCACGAAGGACGTGAACGAGGCGCTCTGGGCCGAACTCGACACCGACCGGATCCCGCGGCCGATCGCCGGGGACAATGCCGGGTTCGTCCGGAAGCTCGACCAGGTCGCCCGCGCGGTGGACGGCAGCGCGTACACCTTCGCCATGCAGACGGCGCCGACGGACTTCTCGGACGTGAACGCGCGGTTCATGGGCTACAAGCTCTTCCGCGCGCTCCACCTGGAGTACGCGCCGAGCGGCAACTTCTCGGTGTCGGTCGAGGTGATCGTCGACGGCCGGAGCATGGGCACGGTGACGTTCCTCATGGACACCGCCGGCTCGACGCTCCCCTTCGTGCTCCCCGGCGTCCTGTCCGGCGACGAGTTGCGCCGGCGGACGCGGGACATCGTCGGCGAGGGCTACTACCTGAGCTTGAAGCTCACGGAGTCCGGCCAGAACAACCCGAAACTCGCCCGCGCGTGGGCCGAGTTCGACCTCGTGGGGGTCTCGCGATGAGGAAGAAGAATGGCATTCGTCTGGCATTCTTTCTGGGCGTCGCGCTCCTGGCCGGCTGCGGCACCGGCGCGCAGTTGGCCGCGCCGGATCCGCCGCTTCAGGTCGCCGCCGGCCCCTGCTCGATCTACCGCTCGTGGAACACCGGCGACACGCTGACCGCGAGCGACCTGACCCAGAGCCTCACCACCGTCGGCGTGACGAACGCGACGACCGACTGCATCGACGACCACTCCTCGGACACCACGCAGATGCAGGCGACGACCGATCCGTACCCGGCCGGCTCGCCCAGCCTCGCCACCACCCTGACGGGCGAGCTCGAGCGCTACCGCTACGTGCTGAAGACGATCTTCGGCTGGACGCAGTGGTACACCCACTCCGAGAACATCGACTTCGGCGCGCGGAACATCACGACGACCGGGACGATCTCCGGCGCGGTCACACCCCGGAGCTACCTGGCTGGCTACAAGGTCTCGAACAACGGCACCGACCCGACGAACGACCTCGACATCGCCGTCGGGACCGCGCGCGACAGCACCAACGCGACGGACCTCACGCTCGCCTCGGCGCTGACGAAGCAGACCGACGTCGCCTGGGCCGTGGGGACGAACCAGGGGTGCCTCGACACCGGCGTCGTGGGGAACAACACCTACCACATCTGGGCGATCAAGCGCTCGGACACCGGGGTGGTGGACATCCTCTGCAGCCTCTCGGTCAGCGCGCCCTCGATGCCCGCGAACTACGACTCGCAGCGCCGGATCATGTCGATCATCCGGTCGGGCGGGGCCATCCTCGCCTTCGTCCAGGACGGCGACGCCGTGCAACTGGCCTCGCCGGTCCTCGACGTCGACGTGACGAACCCCGGCATCGCCGCGGCGTCCCGGACGCTCACGGTGCCCTCGGGCCTCCGCGTCCGGGCCCACGTCAACCTCTACTCGCTCGTGCCCGGCAGCGCCACGCTCGAGATGACGTACGTGAGCGACCTGTCGGTCGCGGACCTGGCGCCCTCGGCCACGGTGGCGCCCCTGGCGACCGTCGGCGGCTACAACGGCCCCGTGGGCGCGTTCTCGGCCCAGGCGACGGTCTGGACGAACACGAGCGGGCAGATCCGGACGCGCGGCTCGAGCAACAGCGCCTCCGCCGTCCAGCGCATCGCCACGACCGGCTGGGACGACCCGCGCGGGCGGAACGACTGATGGCCCGCTACTTCCGCCCGGACATCACCGTCTCGCGGGGCCCGCGGCTCCCGATGAGCGACTTCCGCTACACCGGCCAGCCGCTCTCGACGCGCGTCCTGACCGGGCGGCAGCTCATGGCCCGTCGCGCCGCGCCGGGCCCGAGCGTCGCGCGTGCCGACGTGGCGCCGGATCTGGGCGACGTCGCCGACACGGTGCTCGGGGGCGGCGCCGAGGTCTCGGACGCCGTTCCACGCCCAACGCCGCGGGGCGTGCCGGGCGGGGGGCGACGCCGGGCCACGCCGCCGCCGATCGAGGGCCCGACGGAGCCGAGCGACCTCCAGGAGGCGCTCGGCACCGCGAAGCGGGTGGTCGGGGGCCTCAGGGACGCGAAGAACCTCGTGGACTTCGCCGCAGACGCCTTCGCGCCCACGGCCGGCACGCGCGGCGACGAGGCGGCCTTCCAGGAGTACCGCGCCGGCGAGCGCGCGGACTTCCGCGCGCCGGGCTTCGCGGATCTCGGGCCCGTGCCCCTGCCCAGCAACTTCGGGTTGCCGGACTTCACCACCTACACGCCGCCGCCGAGCGACTTCGTGACGGCCGCTCCCGGCGCAGCCGAGGCGACGGGTGCGCCCTTCAACCTGGCCGACGTGGGCGACTTCGCCAACCAGGCGCTCCCGTACCTCGGCACGGCGCTCAGCATCGGCCAGACGGCGGCCTCGGACCTCCCGGACGCCCAGAAGGCGGCGTACTCCGTGGTCGACGTCGCCGGCACCGCCCTCGCGCCCTACACGTTCGGCATCTCCGCGGTCGCGGCCCCCTTCGTCAAGGCGCTGATCGGCAAGGCCTCGGGCGACCCGCGGACGGCCAAGCAGAAGCAGCAGCAGAACGCCAAGTTCACCGCCGACCTGAGCAAGCAGATGGTCGTGGACCTGCAGGAGGCCACGACGCCCGAGGAGTTCAACGCCGTCCTCACGCAATACGCCTCGGGACAGCACCCCGCGACCTTCCGCACCGTGCAGAACGGACAGAACGCGGCGCTCACGCTCGACGACATCCTGGCCGACCCCGACGCCTTCAACGTCGGGATCGAGGACGTCAACATGGGGGACTACGGCGCCGGGATCGCCGACCCGCTGCGCCAGATGGTGCTCTACAACGCCCAGGTGATCCGCGCGGCCCAGCAGGGCAACCCGCAGGCCCAAGCGATCCTCGAGCAGCGCAAGGCCCAGAACGCGCGCTACCGGGCCGGCATCGCCGCCTTCGGCAACGAGCTGCCCGTGACGCAGGAGATGCTGCGCTCGGTGTACCTGAACGCGATCGGCGACAACGCCTTCCCGCTGACTGACCGAGCCGGGGCGCTGCAGCGCATCGCCGAGGGCCAGGTCGGCGACCCGACCACGACGCGCGCGGCCGCGGCGGTGCTGCAAGCGCTCGGCGTCAAGACGCCGGGCCTCGAGCACGCGGTCTCGGCCGGTGAGGCGTTCCGCGGCGACCTCCAGTCCCCCGGCGGGCTCGCGGCGCTGAAGCGGTACGGGACCGCCCAGGCGGCGATCCCCTTCACGCGCTCGGGGGGCGTCAACTACGCCGGCACGTACTTCCCGAACGAGCAGCCGATGGACCAGGGCACGGCCGAGGCGCTCATCCGCTCCTGGGAGGACTACCTGGCGCAGTCGGCCTGACGCCGGCCAGAAAGGGTAGAGCCATGGCGGTCGATTTGTTCGCGGACCTCTTCGATGACTACGGGCTACAGGACTTCACGCAGTACACGCCCGACCCGTCGAACTACGTTGACCTGGGCACGGTGTCGAACTTCCTCGCCGACTACGACTTCTCCGTGCCGGAGATCCCGGGCTACGACGCCTACGACTTCTCCGTGCCGGAGATCCCGGGCTTCGAGGCCCCGACCTACGACTTCTCCGTGCCGGAACTCTCGGCGCGGCCCCAGACCCCGTACTACCTCGCGGCGCCCGGCTCGCCCTCGGCCCAGGCGCCGGGCGGCGATGTCGCCCAGGCGAGGCTCGACGCGCCGCCCGCCCTTGGCGCGCCGACGGCCGTG